CGTCTAGCCAGTTCGATACTGCCTCTTCTGAAAAATCACCATCTAAATCCTTAAGGACTAGACGTGCTGCTTTCTGGTTTACACCCTTCTTTTCTAGTACTGACTTAACGGTAGACTCACGCTGCGCCTTGGAAAATCCCTCAAGTTGCTCAGTAAGTTCCTTGATACGCTTTTCATCTGCACGCTTGGCTTTACGTAACTTTTTAAGTAAGTCACTGCCGTCCATTTGTGTGTCTGTGTCGGTATCTTGGTCATCGTCTTCGTCGTCCCAGTAGTTGTTGCTCATAGCAACCCACCCTTCTATTCGTTGTTAGTTCGCAGGCCACAGTTCAGTTCGGGGAAACTGGCTGGCTCCTACTATCGGTCTATTACTCTGACGGGGCCGATAGGTCCGTTCAGGATTCTAGAATTGCCCTACGCTTGATGTCGTAAGACTTGTTTTGTTTGTGCCTGCAGCACCACTAAAGGCTGCAATTTCACGAGCTTTAAGTTTTTCACGCTTACGCTGTGCTGATGCTAGGCTATTGAATACTTCTTGCTCAGCTTCTGACTGACGGTAACTATCAAGTGTTGTGCCATAGATATCAGATAGCTTCTCAGAAGTAGGAAGGATATCTGCAATAGTTGCGTAGCCCTTCTGCGCCCCTGCTTGCGTAACACCCTGTGCTGCTAGTTGCTCAGCAACGGATACACCAGCCTGTAGTCCTTGACGTGCTGCTGCTACACCAATTTCAGATGCTGCAACTTGACGTTCAATCTTTTGGAACTGTTGTTCTGGGTCAAGAACATAGGCAACAAGGTCTTGCTGACCAATGCCATAGTAGTCACGTAGTTGTTTAACAACAGCAGGGTCAGCATTCTGTACACGTTGTACTGCTGTAACCACACGATTAGAAAATTCTGTTGGCGACATATCGTTAGCAATAAACTGCTGGACATATGCATCAGTATCAAACTGCTTCAAGCCATATGAGCGTAGAACCTGGCGATATCCGTCTTCGTTGTTAAGATAATCTGCAGGAGATAGCACTGCAAGACCCTTAGCAATACGTGTTTGGTTAGCCTTAAATCGTGTCTTGTATTCTTCTGACTCTTGAAGTGCTAGAGTAATTGTCGCCTCTGTTGCACCATCAATTGCTAGGTCTTTAATCTTATTGATAAGACTACCTAGACCATACTTCTGGAAACGGTCAGTAAGAACTGCTACGATTGATTGACGCTGTTGTTCTGCCTGCTTAGCCTTCTCTGCTGCAGCAAGAGCTGCTGCTTGTGCTGTTTGGTCCTGCGTTGTTTTTTGCGCTTTAGTTAAGGTTGAAATCTGTGATTGCAACGATTGAATTAGTGCAAGTGTTGCAGGGTCAGTAATGTTTTGTGGTGTAATTTGTGGTGTGACCTGTGGTGTTGGCACTGTTGACTTAGTTGTTACAACGCGTCCAGTCACTGGGTCGATAACAGAACTTATACCGAACTTGCTATAGTTTTGATTAATACTGCTAGCAACATCAGCGGCATTAGCAGCCGCCCATAGTTGAAAAGATGTTTTTCCAGTATCGCCTACTTTAGCTGTATAGTAGCGTGGGTCATCTTCACCAACTGCAGATGGCAAGGTTTCTACCTGTGCTTTTTTAGTAGAAGTTTTTACGCCAGGGACAGTTTCGCCACCGCCGTCAGTCATCATTACGCCTGGATTAATTCTCATTATGCAATCCCCATATCACGGAATACTTTAAGGGTTAGTGAGTCGATAGTGTCACGAGCATTGTTCGTGTATTCCCACTCAGGTGCTGAGCGTAGTTCTTTTTCAAACTGCCAGATAGGCATAACTCCTGGTTGTCCTGTCTTTGGGTCGATGTACTGTAATGCACGGCGAAGACGTGGGTCATTGTACGTTACTGAGTCAGGGTCTACCTCTAGGATAGATGAGTAAGAAGCCTTGTATGCAGATGATAGTGCATCAACTGATACGCCCTTACGGATTGATTCAGCATATGATGGGTATGCACTTGCCGCAGTCTCACGAATCTGTGCTTCGATATCCTCAGTTGTTGTATTGCCAATAGCAAGCTCTGCTGACTGTGTATCCCAGTATGCTTTGTTAAACATATTATCTACACCGAATGCACGTGAGTATGACTGTAAAGTAGATACATCACCTAGCGTTGCACCACCATAACCAAGAATCTTGCCTGATGTCTTAAGCAGCATATCGAACTGGTTGTCATCTAGACCCTGGTCATACGCCTGCTGTGCTAACTGGTTAAGTGTAGCATCATCAATCTTGATACCAGTCTGTACTAGACGCTTCTTAGCCTGTAATTTATACTTCTCAAATGAGTCAGTATATACTCCAGGTTGCTCTAGTTTTAATTTGCTACGTGTCTTGACTGTTGGGCTAAGGTTTCTATAGTATTCCGTAGCGTATAAAGCTTCAAGAGCTGCTGCTGTTTTTTCTTCTTTAAATAGCAAATATACATTTTGCAACTCAGGGTACGCTGCAAGCAGAGCTTCACTAATTCCATAAGATGCAGCAGTTAATATGCCTTTATCAGTTTCTGCCATTTACGCACCTGCCACATTCTGTGATAGCCAACCCTGGAAGTCAATACGCTTCTTGCGGTCAAATTCATCTGGGTTAACAAGTTTGAGTTGTTCCTCAATGTTTGCTGTTGCACGCTCTTGGCTAAAGCCTGGAGTTACAGTGACAACGTTCTTACCGCCAACCTTCTTAGTTGTAGTGGTTGTGCCAGTATTAATCATACCTTCAAGTTCAGCCATACGCAATGCCTTCTGTGATTCAGTTGCTGGCTGACCTAATGTCTCCTGGTAGATATTGTCAATCAGTTTACCTAGCACAACTGGGTCATACTTCTGAATAGTTTTAGTAGGTACGTTTGCGTCAGTATCTGTATTGAGTCCTGTAAGGACATCAACTGACACTGAGTTTACAAAGTCATTGTATGTCTTAGAAGATGCTAGAGTTGTAGCAAAGTCATTTACTAGGATATCCTTAACCTTCATGCCAGTAGAAATCTGCGACTTACTATATCCTAGGCTCTTAAGAACCTTTGCAATGTTGGTTAACTGAGGCTTAGTAAAGCTGTCAGCTAGGCCTGCGCTTTGCTGGAATGATGTAGGAGCAAGACCTATGCGAGCATCTTGCAGTCTGCTATTGATGTTGTTTGCCCACGCTGATGATGGTGGCTTTAGTACACCGATACCAGTTACTGAAGATGTAAGAGGCACAGCATTGGACGAGCTAGTTCCTCGCCCTACTGGATTATCAATTGCCATTATTTCTGCTCCTCATATACGTAGTCAAACTTATCATCCGAGAAGTAACGCTCGTAGAACTTAGCAAAGTTAATATCTTTCTTCTTCATTGTGTTAACAATTGCATCTACATTTGAACGCAACTGCGCTGCCTTCTTGGAATCATAGGTTGTTCCCATAGACTGCAAGCCATCATATACATCATAACGTAGATTTAGATATTCAACAATCGTAGAGAATCTAGGTTGCTTCAGCAACTGTGCTCCTAGTTTGTCATCATTGAGTGCAATAGTTAGAGCACGCACAGCATCTGCTTGCTTGCTCTTACTGCCACCGAATGAGTTTTCAATCTTCTCTTCGTACCATAAGTTGTTAGAAGTTTTCTGCGCCTCAGTAAACTGAGCCTTATAGTTGTCCATGATAGACTTTCCAAAGCCCTTTGCTGCATCCATGCCTACTGCTTCTAATTCCTCTGTTACAATTGTAATCATCTTGTACCAGTCATCCCAGCCCTTGTTCACGATAGATGAACGGCTAGCATCTAGTGATGCACCAATCTCGCGGAACTTCTTGCTAGTACCTGGAATTGTAGATGTTTGTAACCAGGCCTGCGCTGCAGATGAGAATGCGTAGTTAGCATCGTTGAATACTGCACCTAGAACACCAAGATTATCTTCACCGATAGCAGATACAATAGTCTTAATAGCCTGAGGGTTATCCTTTGCTAATGTGGTAGCAGTTTTGTCTGGGTTCAGACCTGATGTAGCATCAGATAAACGTGTTGTTAGCAGGAAGAAATCAGGATACTTCTCAAGGAATGCTTCTTCGCCATTCATAGGGTCAGCATTACGCATCTTGTTTAACTCATCAGCATAGAATGTTAATGGTGTAACAGGGCGTGGCTGTGTTGGGAACATAACAGATGAGAAAAAGCGTAACATTGAAAATGCTACTGCACCATCTTCTGACTGGTTTGATAGTTCCTTTAACTCAGATGAGTTAGGCTGTCTGCCCTTTGACTGTGCAAAATCAAATCGCTTCTGCAAAAGAATCATATTTGCATCTTTATTAAACTGTTCACCACTGCGTGTAAAGTAAGCCTGGAATGCCTGAGCACTACGCTTAAGTGTGTTAGGCGTCAAAGGCTGTAGCACATTAGACTGTGCACCGAATGGTAGAAAGAAGTCTGTAAACTTATTCTCAAAGTTGTACTTCTTTGCAGTAGCATTGACAGAGAATGTTGCCAAAGGACCTGCTGAGATAATTGCTCCACCAGTAGGATTCAAAGGATTGAACCAACTAGTAGGAATGCGACCCTCCACACCAGTAAATGGCATAGCCACCTTTAGGTATTCAGTACCGAATGCATCAGTTTCTACTTCACCGACGCGTCCTGGTAGTGTAGTAACCTGTGCAGCCTTAGCAATAAAGTCTGGGTTCTCTAGTGCAATCTTGCCATATGCACGGTACTGCTCTACTAAAGCAGGGAAGAATGCAAGAATGTAGTTGATAACACCAGCATAGTTCATATCCTTGTGGAAGGAGTTTAACTTATTGCGGTATTCACTTATGCCATACTCACGTGCTGTCTTTTCAAATAAGGCTTTATCCTCAGTTGTTAGGCGACGACCCTGCGCATTAGCAATTGTTACCATGTTCTGTAACTTCTGCTGGTACTTTAATGCGAAGTATGGGTTGTACATAAGACGGCTTGTAGGTACTGTAGATAGCCATGCTACTGTATCTTTGAGTCCATCACGGAACTTGCCGTACGCATTACTGCGTGCCATCATGTCATCTACTGCATCTGTAAGAACAATAGGACGCTGATGTACATCTGGATACAATTGCTTCAATCTAACTAGGTCTAGTTTATCCTCAAGGATTAACTTACGTAGTTCAGCATTAGGTGCCCATGTATCTACGACAGTTTTAATACGCTCGTATGCTGTATTGGCTGTGATACCTGTGCCAAAGCGCTCAAGATAGCTGACGTTTGCTGGGTCTTTCATCCATAAAACAACATCGCTCTTCTTCTTGCCTGCAAGAATCTGACGTGCTACATCATCAAAGCGAATCTTATCGTTTAGGATTTGCTCCCAAGCCTGCAAATGCTTTGCTTCGTCCTGTGCTGCTACAATAGGAATACTACCAGTACGGTCACGACGTATGCTTTCAATCTCTAGTTCCTTAGCAGATGCAAGAGCACGACGCAAGTCATCCTTTTGTGTCAACTGTTGGCGAGAAATTGCACCGAATCGACCAGAGAAAGGCGCAGGAAAATCATATCCACTAACTGTAACCTTGTCACGGCCTACTGGCTTTGACTTGATACCTGTTGTAAGTGCTGTTTCCTGACGACGTAGTTCTTCTACCGTATTCTTAAGTTGCTTATGTTGTTCTAATGTACGGGCAACCGAGTCAGTTACCACCTTAGGAGGATTATCAAAGTCATACTTTGCATCCTTTAACTTAGACTCTAGCAGTGTAATGGTGCGTAAGCGTTCTTCGATGTTGCCTCTAATGTTAGCAATATTCTTGGTTGGGTTGGCAACACCTCTGGTCCAGTCATTAATCCTGTTGACAGTATTGGTATTACGACTAATGGCATCCATTGTTTCGACGCCAAGTTCCTTGAATACACCAAAAAGAGATACATCTCCCCATGCACGTAGTGCAGAGTCACGAATAATGTTAATTGGATATCCAGCACGGGCCAATGTAAAGCCACGCCACAGTCCATTAAACTCATCTGCTATGAACTTACCACCTAGTAGTAGGTTTTGCGGCAGATTTGCCTCTTCTCCATACTTTTTGGAGTAGCGTTTAAACGCTGCATCCACCTCTTTAGCGTTAATGATATTAGAACCATTGGCTAACTGGGTAACAAGTACAGGGTCAGAGATGATTTCACCTGACTCATCAATGAAATAGGCGTTATCTAGTTCTCTTGCTGTCTTCGCCTGAGATACTACCTTGCGGTTCTCTCGACGATAGATACTAATAACTTCATCAGCAATCAATGGTGATACGCCATACTTTGCAGCAGAACGCTGAATAAGTGTGTCGTTGAATGCTTCTACGAAGTTAAACTTATCAATCTCGTTAGGTGACTTAACAAAGTCATCTAGAAATGTAAGCGCTTCTTCAGGCATAATTTGCCTTGCCTGTACAGCAGCACGAATGTTAGTACGAACACGCTCGAGTGCCATTAGTGGTTCGTTAAAGTTAACTGTTCCACGAGGAGCTTCATCTGTTAGACGCTCAATAAAGCGGATAGGTACAGATAGTGGGTTCTTCTGGTAGAATGCTTGTACTACAGAACCTAGCGGGGTCTCACGACCAGGAAGTTCTGTACCTTCTAGTTTACGAGCTGCGCGTTCTTTAGCAAAATCGTTGCGTAAACGTTCTGCCCATGCAAACTTAGAGACAGTACGGTCAACCATACGTGTGTCTAGTTTAAGTGCATTGTTAACAAACTCTACTTCTTTACGAAGTGCACCAACCTCGGCTTCAACTGCTTCGCGCTTGTCCTTAAAGCGGTTAGACAGGAGCATCATGTCATCTTTGAATTCAAAGTATACGTTGTATCCGTTGTCGACAGACTCAAGCGCTGATTGATAACGGTTAAGTTCAGCCCACTTGTCAGCACGCTTAACAGCAAGTTCCTGAAGTGCGCCAATATCGCCACGGCCGACACGAAGAACAAGTCCAATAACTTCATCTGTTTGACCAGCTACAAGATTTGCGCCAATCTGTCCAATTTCGTTGCGAAATTCTGGACGCTGGATAACTGTTGCTGCATCATTCTCACGATAAAATTTAAATACTGGTGTATAAGGTGTAGTCTCACCAGCAACTGTACGCTTGATTAGGTCAACGTCTGTAATTAGGCGGTCTCTAATTAGGTCTGGGCTAGTACCCTTAAATACTCGTGCACTAATTCCACCCTGTTGTTGAATAATTGGGTTAACAAGTGCGCTACGGGCAGCGGAGCCTGCAAACTTTAAACCCAGAACATCAGGTCCTACGTTTGCTTCTAAACCAAAGTTAAGAATACCAGATGTGACTGCACCGATTCCCTTGGTCGTGTCACCTAATGTGTTCCAACCTGTAATCTTTGCAGCAAATTGTGTCGTGTCACGACCAAAATTATAGTGCTCTTGTCCTGCATCCGACTCAGAAAACTTAGCAGACTTCTGCAATTCCTTGTCAATGAAGTTAAGCATGCCAGACTCAGCAACATCGCGCTGGGCTTTACCAGCAAATGCTGCTCCAAGTCCCGCGCCCGCTACTGCACCGACTGGCCCACCGACTGCAAAGCCCGCGATTCCACCAAGTGCTCCACCAGCAATCATTGTTAAGCCAGCAATAAGTCCCATGCCAGCATCTTTATTAGCCACATCACGAGTAAAAGCATAGTTAGAACGTACGTTTTTTGGACCAGCCATAAGTACTTTGCTGACTTTACCGTTACTTGCTTTGTCAGCTTCAGCAATTCCATAAGCGGTTGCACCAAGAAGTGCACCAGCACCAGTACCTACACCAGGAATTACGCTACCAATTGCAGCACCTGCAAGGATTCCAGATGGCTTTCCTAAAACATTTCCAGCAGTAGTAAGAGATGCAACACGTGCCTTCTCTACTGCATCATTCCATCCACCAGGATTATCTGGTAGGTTTTTTGCAACATCAACAGTTACGCCAAATGGTAGACGATTGTTCTTAACGTTGGGTGTATTATTGTTTCCACCAACTCCATTAAGTAATCTTTGAGTGTTGCCAAGATACTCCCAAAGACTCATATAATAGTCCTTAAATACTGAACGTAGTCCTTAGTTCCTTGTGAGGAATCAGGCTGACTAGCCCAGAATTCAAGGACTGGTAACATGGTACGCATTTGTTCAATATCAGGGTCTGCTGCAGGTTGCGGCAAAGATGACAAGCCACTCATGTCAGTTACTGGCTGCTCAGGTAATTCTGTTTCAGCAGTAATAGGTGTGATGGGACCAAGTGACGCACGTGGGGCAGGTTCACCCGATGGAGCCTTCGTTGGAGCAGCAGTGCGTTGTTCGTTAGTAGCCTTGTTTTGTCCATAAGGCAAGCCAGAATAATTTAGGTCCATACGTCCGCTCTGTCCATTACCACCCATAGGATTGACATTGGCTTGATTGTATTGTGGACCACCATTTGGTCCTCCACGATTTTCTACAGCCATTGTTCCTCCTACTTAGTAAATTGCTCAAAGATATGAAACGGCGGAGCCGTCTCGTTATTGTTAACTGCTGCAATTCTCATTGCATCTAGCATTGTAGTTCCTGCGTGTAGTGCTCCTACTGCAAAGTCTCCACCAGAACCAATACCATAAAATCCTGTACTGTTCATTCCAACTGAGAAATCAGAATCTATTTCAAAGATAGTTCCGTTGATTCCTAGTAAGAGACTTAATTCAAACTTGTTGTCATCATCATCTGATGTTTTATTAAAGTCTACGCCTGCTTCAGTTAGTGCCGCCTTAAGCGATGGCACTACTTTGTTAATTACAAACTCATAAAGGTTTGCTTTGGCTTTAACCGTAACTAGTGGAGGCGTCCACCCATGGAGTACCACTTGCAAACTACGATAGTTACCAGCACCACTAATAATATAACTTCCACGTTCAACCGCCTTTAGCATATCAGGGTGGGTATAAACTTTTCCACCAGCATTGACACGACTGTCGGCAACTATCACACACTTATCTTCGTGCTGTATACCGATAATCGTTGTCATGTCCCCTACTTTCTTATCGCTTGCGTACTGTTCTTACGCTTGCTGTTGGTTGTCCCGTACCAGAAATACCTGATAACAAACTCATAATGTCAGGCGGTCCTTGTTCAGGTGAAAGAGTAGCGCCTCCTGCTGGAGCGCCAGCGGGAACAGGGGACGGTTGCTCAACCGCTTGTGGGGCCCCAACAGGAGGAACTGGTTGCGGCTCTGGCGTAAAGACTTCTTCAATGACGTCCTCTAGTGCCTGTCCCTTTTGGCGTGCCTTAATGACAGCCGCAATCTGACGCACAACTTCAGAAGCGTCCTGGCCTTGCATAGCCATCTGTGGTATCGCTTGAGAGAGTGCATTAATGGAACCGAGAAGCGATGCTCGCATACTCTCGATTTCAATCTTTTCTACTTCTTGGGTTACGTTAACTGTAAATGGAAGTTCACGCATTGCCATATCCTTGGAGATGAGTCCACCACCAAGTGCTTGGAGCATAAAGATAAGTCCCTGTGCTGGGTTAAGACCAGCCAACATACCGTAACGAACATCGGCTGAGTAATCGCCCTTGATGTCCTTCTTAGGTGAGTATGTGATTTCATATGGTGAACCTGAGTCAACACCACGAATAGTTTTTTCTGCTGGGAAAATTGTTTCATCAACTTCAAAGCAGATGCTAATTACATCACGAAGAGCAGAAGCAAAGATTGCTTGAGCTGACTTGACCTGTGTATCAAATGCTCCCATAAGAGCCTGTACACCTTGACCAGTTACAACTGATGCATTGACGTTACCTGTACGAGACTCAGGGTAACGAGCACCAACACGAAGTTCTTGGTTGAGCAAATTCTGCTCAGTGAATGCTCCTGCTGGAATATTAAGTTCTACACGGCGTACGCCTGCTGGGTTAGCTGTACGAATAACAGCGTCGCCACCAAGTTGCAACTCCTGCACATCCTGAGGAAGTACGATTGGAGATTGTACAGACTTTTCTGCAGCTTCCATTGCAAGCAACGCAAAGCGATTGCGAAGCAACTGGATACCTAGGATATCGTCAAACTGTCCACGTAATTCATCATCGATGGATGGCTTGCGTGCTACAACAATCATCATCTTACCCAATGGATTCTTAGCACGTGATAGTACTAGGTTATCCTTTGTAGGAATGTAGATGATTGACTGGTCTTTGTCAAAGTAGCGAATCATTTCTACCTGAGTATTTAAATCCTGGCGGTAACCGTGGCCACCTAGCAAGGAGTATTCATACTCAGGGAACAATGCAACTAACTCTGCCAATGACATGAGGTAGCGTTTTGCAAAGGCAATGCAGCGTCCGTAGCGGTCGAATTCTGGGTAAGCACCCACAGGGTTTTCTAGGCGGATGCGTGGCATCTTTGCTTCCTCATCCAATTCAATAAAGAATGGGAGGAAACCGTATGTTAGGTACCAGTCAGCACCTTGGTACATCTGAACTGAAAGGTCAGAGTGAGCGAAATAATTAGATGCGATACGGGTACGCTTGTCAGCAAATGAACGTGCTCTATCTGAAACAGAGTTAGCAGCAGAGCAGTTAACCGCAGGTAGTGGTGCCATAACCTCAGACAAGTCGCGTGCGACAATGTCGATAAAGTTAGCAACTACGTTAGCATCTACTCCGTCTGGAAAGAAGTCAGGATAAACAGATGCAATGTTACCCTTACGGACTGCAAGAACGTCGAGGTTGCGACCGTCGCGTTCAGCGTTGCGGAAGCGAAGGTTCTCAACTCTCGCTGCAACTTGTTCCATTGATAATGCCATTGTTATCCTAACTATAAGTTTCTTGCCATTGCTCAGCGAATGCTTCGTCTAAGTTCAATGACATTCTGCTTTGCTTTTGGTATCTGGTTGCCCAGCGATTATTTTGGTACTGACCAACCTTGCTACCTTGCTGCATCAATTCGCGTATGCGAATGATAGCAAACCATAAAGCCATCACGCAGTCAGTTGGGTTCTTAGTATCTGGCTTCCAAGTGATGAGCTGCTGTACAAGAGACTTAAGTCCCTCAGAGCCCTCATTGCTTGGCAGTTCGATTAAACCGTTATCCTGGTAGCGACCATCATGGATAGTTCCGAAAAGGCTAGCCATAGATGCTACGCCGAAAGATGTGTCCCACTTGTTCTTGCCAGTAAAGTGTGAGTTTAACTGGCAGCCGTAGGTAGCCAGGTAGTTACGCAGGTCAGTGTCCATTGCGTAGTACTTTTGGTGTGCGTTGATTTCTACACGAAACTCTTGAGGGTGGTATCTCTCGACCCACTCACGAATCAGAGCGTTCTCCTTTTGAGGAGTAGGGTCTGCCATGTTGACGCAGTCAAGTACGTAGATAGAACTGTCATCGCGGTTGTAAGTTACAGCCACAAAAGCAGAACGACCAGATACGGCTGGGTCAAAACCAATTACTGTGTAGGTTGAACCTGCTGAGCGCGGGTGCCCTGGAGCACCTGGTTTAAGCGGTCCACGCTTTCGCATACCGTTGACACATCCTGC